AATTGTTGAATTCAAATTCGACCTCAATAAAGAAGGCGCATTCCGATGGATTCCTCTTCGCGTCCGTCACGATAAAACTGCGCAACTTTTAAACGGCGCGGCAGAATACGGAAATGCTTTCCGCACTGCCAACAGTAATTGGCGGTCTATTCACAATCCCATTACAGAAGATATGATTTGTTCGGGAGAGGGCATTCCTGATATTGTGGAAGACGAAGACGTATATTACGCCGACTCCGCGGCAGATACCATGACGCAGGGCTTGCGTGATTTCCATAATCGATATGTGAAACGTTCGCTTATATTGGCCGTGTCTCACCGCAATCAGTCTCTCATAGATTTTGCTGTGGGTCGCGGCGGAGATTTATCTAAATGGAAAGAAGCCGGATTGGGATTCGTGTTTGGAGTAGATGTCGCCAAAGCCAACATCGAGAACCGCAAATCCGGTGCATGCGCCCGTTACTTAGATATGTATCGCACATCAAAAGGTTTATTTGGTGCCATATTCTTGCGTGGAAACTCGTCGCTTAATTTACGCGATGGCGCAGCGTTTGCAACGGAGAAAGAGAAAACCGTGGCGAAAGCCGTGTTTGGAACTGGCCCGAAAGACCGCGGTGTTTTGGGTGCGGGTGTGTTTCGCCATTTTGGTCAGGGCAAAGAGGGATTTCACGTGTCGTCGGTGCAGTTTGCATTGCACTATTTCTTTGAAAATGATTACACGTTGCACGGATTCTTACGAAATGTGGCTGAATGCACGCGCATGGGCGGATATTTCATTGGCACGTGTTATGATGGTAAGATTGTGTTTGATATGCTGAGCAAGAAAATGAACGGCGAACCTCTGACCATTGTGAAATCGGGTCACAAAATTTATGAACTCACTAAAAAATATAACGAAACCGCTTTCCCGGATGACGAACAATCATTGGGATATGCTATCGACATGTATCAAGAGAGTATCAATAAAACGTTCCAGGAATATTTGGTGAATTTCGTATTCTTCACACGCATGATGGAGAATTACGGGTTCGCATTAGTGAAACGCGAAGAAGCGCGTAATATGGGGCTGCCTAATGGAACGGGCATGTTTAAAGAGTTATATGTGCAAATGATGGACGAGATTAAACGCGACCCAACGGTGAGAGATAATTATCGGTTTGCACACACTATTACGGAAGAGGAGAAAACGATTTCGTTTATGAATCGATACTTTGTGTTCAAGAAAATCGCGCAAATCCAGAACCCGGAAAAGATTGCCAAGTATTTGGCCGTGCGTCAGGAAGAGGCCGATATGAGAGCCGATGAGGGCGAAGAAGGAGAAGAGGAGTTTATCGTCAGAAAAACGCCACTTGAACAGGCAGGTGTGGAGAAAAAAGAAGAAGCAGTAGAAGAAGTAAAACCGTTTATACGAAGAATCGGAATACACAAATTCTTCATCACAGCAAAAACAAAAACAACAGGTAAAGTAGCAGCAGCAGAAGAGGAAAAAGTGGCTGAACCACCCAAGAAAATGACTATTCGCATTCCAAAAAAATAATAATAAACGCATATTCATACTGAACTCGTTTTTATTTTTTGAAATTCTTTTTTGAGTGAAGAGTACGAGGTTTTCCTCCCAATATGCTTCTCCTTCTTGTTCTTACCGGTTGGGGGGCAAACAAATATTCAAATATGTGAATTACCAATTCTTCCGGTAAAATAAACCTGCCGGTTTCATCGGTCGTGGCGATAATTAGCTTGGCCAAATGATTAATTATTCTTTCTTGTGTCACGTTTAATTTGAGCGCCAGTTTCAACGTTAAATTAGGTTTAAGCAATAACACGCCATAATCACGACCCAATTTCGTATTAATATTATTTATTGACCTCGGATTAGCTGCAACATCAGTTATTTCACCCGTTGTTGATATTGCGTTGGGGTGCGAATCAAAGGGCGTGTAACGCGCAGCTTTAAAATGGAACAACCGTCCGGTATATTGTCCCTCAACATCGCGTGATTTTTCTTTGATTTCCTCCAAAGTACAAATCATAAACGTAGCCGGGTTGGTGTGTCCCGATATGATAACATGGTCCCCGACTTTAATATCATATAGTTCCTTTCTGTTCGGTTTTGCTAAGATTTTTTTTGTTTCCGGGTTCAGAACTCTGGTTAAATCGTAATGCGTTGTTGGAAGAAACGAAAATGAATATTTATGGGGAACCGATACTTTTCTGGGAACAATATCGACTCTTTTCGTGCGCGTTTTTCTCGCATTTTCGTTTCTCGCTGATCCAAAAATAGCATCCAAAAGAGCGTCGCGAGATGCTTTTAAATTAGAAACGCGATCATTATTTGCATGAACAACTTGTTCTGTTGCGAGTCTTGTTATACTTTCCGAAGGCAACTCCGCGTTGCTAAATGGAAAAACGTATTCATTTGACTTGGGACTAGAACTTTTTCGGGAGGATGAATTAGAACGAACACTATTTGACGGCATATTTATATATTAATCTGACATTTTTAGACAAGACATAAAAAAGGAATAAACACAAATACATTGGCGAAGCGAAAATTATGGGGGAGTGCATGATTCGACAAATTTCCAATAATATCCATTATGAAGAGTACCCTCCTCTGCATATTTTTTCAATGATCTCACAGACATCTTGAATAATTTTACAACTTCTCTATTCGAAGAGTATGTTTTTAATACATTTTTAGTTATAGGACACAACTGTTGCACTTGTTTTGATCCCGACGACACATATTTTTCTGGTAACTTATTATTTTTCAAATATTCTTCTTGCATTTCTTGCGGACAGTCATAAAAATAATTCCAATAGTGACCAGATGATACTGTTCCATTTTTTATGGCTCTATGGAAAGAGTTTGCTTTCATCAGCCTGTCTTTTGTGGCTTCTTTTTGATTTGGATATACGTTTAATATTTTTGTTTTTTTTATATCTATCATTGCTACCAACTGTATTTTGGGATGTTCTCTTTGTTCTACTGTTTCTGGAATAATGTCGGGTGGATTCTCACCTCTTTTTACAAATACCCATCTGTAACCTTTATACAAAGTATTATTCTTGTAAGCTTTTCTTAGTGGTGATGGAGATGCATCATATTCGCGTTCTACAATTAATGGACTATCATATATCTTCACTGGCTCGTGTAAGTTGGTTGGATCATATTGATACACAAATGGTGTTTTGGTACTTGGTTTCATATTTCTGCTACTAAAATACACGGTCGTCAGATCAACACTATCCGAATCGCTGTCATCTGATTCAGAATCGGATACATCTACCCCGGATGATTCGTTATTCACTTCTTTATTTTTATTTTTGAGTTCGATAATCTCTTTTTTTTCGTGAATGATATTCAGCCTGAGTTTTTCTTGCTCTAATCTTAACTCTTCCTGTTTAATTTTCAACTCTGTAGTTTCTTTGATTGCATTTAGTTTTTCAATAGTCATCATGTCTTCACATAATAACTTTTCATTATCCGCATTAAATATTTTACATATTTCTATGCATTCTTCTTCGGTAACCAAATACGTTTCTTTTGATGTTTTATTTTGTTTATTTTTTATGGGAAAATAAAACTGTTTTATATAGGTATTACTATGTAAATTATTCTCATATTTTCTGTAATGATTGCACTTAATTAAATCAATTAAAATCGGTTGAACATTTTCGTATGTATTCGATATATTTGCCATTCGCTCTTTAATATTTTGTGAAGAACCAATTTTGATAAGTATCTTATTATTTTCTTCTCTTAACTTGCAAATATAAACTACATTTTCCAGATGCATCACTTTCATCAAACTGACATGTTTATCTGTCTCCAATTTATTCTTTATCAATGCCACATCGACAGCATTTTCTGGGTTCAGCTTATACTCTCCATTAATGCGAATTTCTTTCATTGCATTTATCATCCATTTCTGAAAAACCGACGCAACCGGTTTTCTTGACCTACCGAGTAACTTATACAATCCAATCTCTGTTAAAAAAAGAACATTTTGTATTCCGCCTTGTGTGATAGTTGGCACAATTTGCTTTTCTGTCTCGTCAAAGTCCTTCAAATTTACATGCACATTAGTCATATCTAATATGTTTGCGATTTGTGTTGCTTGAAATAACGGGTCTTCAATTGATCCTTGTATATTTACGTTTATTTCATTGTTTATAAGTTTAAACGTCTTGAGGATATTCATTTTTATATATGTAATTTATACCCTTTGTTTATATTGTTTTTATACAAATAATATTATATTGAACTTATACCCTTTGGTAAAGGGTATAAGTTCAACTTAAGCCCTTATTACACCCACACATTGCTGCCATATTTTGTCGCAATATTTTCCTGTATTTTTTTCAAACTCTCTTGAAAATCCTCATCTTCTGGTACCAGATATTCCGTATTATACCTACATTCTTTTGTGCGGCGTTCAAACGTAATGGCTGTTTGTCCATTTCTTATCCCAAATCTAAAATATTTCGGGAGAGTGCGCTCAGGTTTTGTGGGCAATATTCCATTGTCCAAATCCTCTGCCACTTTATTTGCCGCAGCCAATTTATCCATTATACTTACCTCTTTTGATTTGGAACTCTCCCATGGTCGCTCCAACAGCGGATGGTGTTCTACCGTGAAATATTCCCTGGTCAAACCTTTTTCTTTGTTGTATGTGTTCAAATAATAGACCACATACTTACGCAACATATCATGTGTAATACCTTCGGGCAATGGACGTGCATTCGATTGTCTTTCCCGTTTTGTCCCTGGCGCAATACCCTTGCTATTCTGTTCCTGCGTTTTGCGATCGGCGATACGCAAATTATCAAGACGATTATTGAGTGGGTCGCGATCTATATGATCAATACTTACTTTTGAGGTACCTTTGCCATTACCAAACACACCAGTTAGCACTTGATGTAATGCCAGTGCTTTACCTGCAACACGTCCCTGTATATACCCATTACCTGAAATATACCATGAAACCTTCTTGTTTTCATTCATATTTATTTCATTGTCCTGGATTTTTTGTAACGCTCCATCACACAACAGACACAACGCATCCGTTTCGCAGTACATGACGATGGTTTCCAGGCCATCAGCTCTACGCACACATCTCCACTTTGGATTCTTCAAATAACCCGCAGATTTTCCTGTGTTACTACGGTGTCCTCCCATATAGGAAATGATCTCGAATAAAACAGATACTCTCTCCCGAATATCTTGCGGTTCAAACTCGGTATCCTCTTTCACAATCACTTCGCGCTTCTTTCTGTTTGCAGTCACAATAGGTTCCATCGTAGATGTTTTTATATGTATTAGTAGAATACCACCTTTATATATTTTATTTCAATTTATTACTATTAAACCCGTACCAAGGCCGGCCATTCCGGACACGCACTAACAACGGTTATGTGTTTTCCATCCAAATCCTTTGTATGTTGAAGACCAAATAGACATAACATAATCGTAATTGGGATTACATTTTTCAATGTACCAAAGTTTCACATTTGAATCCCATTTACAGCCCAATAATTTTATTTCGTCTTTCTCTTTGAAATTAATATCAATATAATTTAAAATTTTATTTGTACGAAAATCACAACTTTTACATATACGTTTGTGCATTATATTTGTTTGCATTAATCGTAATTCGCAATCTTCGCCACACAAAAAACACCAAATTTCATCCACCAATTTATCATCTTCATCAAATGTGTATATATTATTAGAATAATTGTCTTTTATGACATATAAATATGGGTTTCCTGGCTCTTCTACATCATAACTATATACATCAAAACATTTAAAATATGAAATGATAGTTGGTGTGTTACATTGTGCCAACACCCAATCAATACTTATATTATATACTCCTGTACCATAATCGGTATCATAAGTCAAAAACATATTGGGTAATGGAGCATAAGTTAAATAAATGTGATATTTATCGAACAAGTATATTTCATCATTTCGATCATGACATTCGTATGATATAACAATATCAACTATTTTATATGCATTATCCTTTTTAACAGCCTTATTTATTTCTATATGATTCACAAATTCATTATCACACTCAAAATTGGAATAAGAAAAAGGCGAGATTTCATTTTCAAGCCATGAATATAAAATGTCTATTGCACGTAATTTATTGTATTCCAATGTTTTTTCTTTTTTAATGCAATCGTCGCACTTAACATTTCTAAGGCATTGAAATGTTAAAGATTGTTCAGGTTCATAAAAATCTGTCGCACAAATTACGTCCGATGCATTCAATTCAAACCACGGTTCAGGTCTGTTTTTTTCCAAGGTTCTATGTGTATTCAATATTTCAAATATACAATGTATATTATCACCGGCTACAACTGCAACATCTGCAATTTTTATTTCAGCATTGTGAATAAATCGGTGTTCCACATTTGCTTTGATATCAGCATTATATGTTATATCGTATTCTTCTGTGTTATTACAACAATTGCATGTTCTTTGTATTGTAAGAGATGTATGTGTATTTATTAGGGTTTTTATAAGTAATTTTGCATTCATGTGTAATAACGTTTCTCCACAACTACCAGAGTAATTGTTGCATGGGTCATTATCCATTTTATGCCGAAAATGTGATACATTTTTTGTTCCATTTACAAAAATAACATCACGATTACATTCCGGGCAAATATATTCATCAGTTTTATTCGCTATTTTGGGATAAACATATTCTTTTGTATTTTTATTTAGTGCTCCCAAAGGTACTCTTTTTATTTTCATTTTAAAATTATTATAAATTTATTTATATATTAGTTTATTCATGTTATTATGATATTGACATGAATTTTTTAGTTGTATATGTAGTTTTGTAATTCCGGCGTTTAGTTGGAATCTCGACTACCCTAACGTTTCCGAGAGGGGATGGATCGTACCTTAAGCGTGCTCAGGCTGCTTAGACCTTCATCACACACCGATAACTTTGCGATCTCTGAACCCGCACCATTGACTAGCAAATCGTCTTTAGGTGCTGAGCGGCGGATTGCCCAATCCTCAACATTTTTACCATACCCGAGTTCCATTCTCGGCCATGCGCACGTTTCCATAACGCATTTGGTAGTTGAGGCTCTAAGGGGATTCCCGCAACCAGTTATCTTGCCCTTGTAAAACTTGAAATCAAGGACTAGCAATTGACTTAATACCAGGAGTCTAACTGAAGTTTCCACAAACATTGCCTGGTTGTTTGTGGCAGATTGCTTTTCTGCTCCGTAAATTTTAGCAAAAAATTAACGGAACGAACATTCTCATTATTCCAAATTTGGAAATCATGTTAAATATTCGTTTCATTAGTTTATTACTATATTTTGAAGCGACGCCGGCCATGCCCGAAAGGACACGGAGGATATTATAATTCACGGAATATACACGCACCTTAGCGGTGTTGGTGTTGGCAACAGCACCAGCAGAGAGAACAAGCATGAGGGTAGCCTGGTCAATGCGGGAGAAGTTGCAGGTTCCGGAGGGCTGGTGCTCCTCGGGCTTCAAGGCGAAAGAATACACGTTGATGCCAGTATCGGGAGCACGGGTGTGGTGCTGGAAGGGCTGGACAACATCGAAGTAAGAACCTTCGCGCTCAGAGAAGCGGTCCTGGCCGTTAAGCTGGAGCTTAGCGGTGATGACAGGGTTCTCACCCCAGCAGTGCATGTCGAGGGCAGTCTCGGCGAGGACGAAACTGGCGGCATCGGAAACACCAGAAGTCATGCCAGCACCAAACACATGGTCAGCACCATAAGAGTTGGAGATGGAGGCTTCAACAGCGCCATCAACGAAGAGACCACTATCACTGATGAAACCATTGCTGTCAGCAGCACCAGGACCAGCGAAAGCGTGGATGGCGTTGGGGAGAGCATCAATGGCATCAGTGTAGTTGAAGGGCTGAGCACCGAGGGTCTTGTAGAGAACAGAGCCACCAGTTAAGGAGTCGCAGTAATCGACGTTGGCATCAGGCTGGACAACCCAGATGAGCTCCTTGCAGGGATGGTTGAAGTTAAGACGTATCTTATTACTGGAGCTTCCGACCGACTCATCGCCGGTGAATTGGAGCTGCTCAATGAGATACTCATGAGGGTTCTGGGCAAACTTTCTGCGCTCATCGGTATCAAGGAAGATATAGTCGATGTAGAGAGAAGCAGCGACAAGGGACTGCTGGTAAGCCTTGGTGACACTCTGAGAACCAGATGTGGCGGAGAGGGACTTGACAGCCCACAAGCACTCACCAATAGGTCTGATGTCGAGGTTGATCTTGACTTCGTGATACTGTACGAATCACTTGAACCCCTTCTTTCGAAGTATTTATGCAGGGAAACCAAGGTTTCCCCTGCGACCCCTTCCTTTTACTGCAAGTCTGTAAAAGTGAGGTCGCAATGGAGTTATTCCACGCAGGGACTAGACTATATCTTAAGGCGTTCAAATAGAACACCCCATAACCATTTAGTCGTTGAACCTTCTCCGTGTGCATTTGCATGCAGTTAGGAGCTTGGCTGCGGATTGCCGATTTCGATGTATTACACATCTCATACGTTGGATTTTTACCATACTTGAGTCTGTTTATCTCAACCACGACCACATTTTCATGGGCCGTTTGGTACCAAACGTCTTTACGGGTTTCCCGCAATTTGATTATGTTGCCGCGACAATTTAGTCATTGACACGCGACTAGCATCTGGGTATTATGAAACATAGTTTCATCCCGAGACCACAACATATTTTGCCTAAAGCAGGGCTCGGATGCTTCAGGATGGATACTTTTCTGCCCTACAGATTTTAAGGCGATAAGAGGAAGAGCAAGACCAGGGTTTCTGCAGAACCAGAACTGGAGAGGAATGTAGAGAGTGGTCTCGGGGAGGGCCTTGCGGGGAGCGCAGACCTGAGCGGGGCCAGTGGTGGAGGCGCAGGGAGCGTTGATGTCGGCGAAATCAGGGTCGGTGATATAGACAAGCTGAGTGGTGTGGCCAATCATCTTGAAATAACCGCGCTGCTGCTCAGAGGTGAGGGTAAGCTGGTTCCAGATGTGCATCCAGTCACCATACTGGCGGTCGATTCTCTGACCACCAATCTCAACCTCGACCTGAGCGATGAGCTGCTCACCGGGGAAATCTAACCAACGGGCATAGACATCACCATCACTACCCTTGAGGTCCTGGTTAATCTCGGGGAGAGTAACCTGGAGGTAGGTGCGGTAAGCCAAATCACCGTTGCGACTAATAGCGCAGGTGACACGGCGACCGAAATCGGCCTGACCAGAGAAGGTCTGCTCGATGGACTCCATAGCGAAGTTGGTGTGTCTGCGGTAAGAGACTTTCCAGAAAGTGATTTCAGGGGTTCCAGTAAGGAAAACGTCTTGAGCGCCATAGGCGACTAATTGCATGAGACCTCCAGCCATTTTGTTAGGTTATATACTCCAAAAAGATAAAAATTCTGAAAATGAACGTTTTTGTGCAAAAAAGGCTTAAAAATACCTAAATGTTTCCCAATAGTAAAATGGCGGAATAAGACTTAAGGTAATTCCATATAAAAATCCTTATATGCCCCCCACACAAACACTTAAAAAAGGTGCAATAACTCAATCAATTGATGAAAAACACAATGAATTAATGTCTAAATTTGCGGATGCGGAGCAAACTGTTTTACCACAATTATTATCTGAGCGTCAGCATTTAATACACAAATTATCAAATCCTTCTCTAAAGCCAGACGTTAAATTTGATTTGAAAGATAGGCTAAATATTCTGAATCGCAAAATCGCGGATTTGAAGACGCAAAAAGACCGTTATTTGTTAGAAAATTCCAAGTATTTATTTCAATATTTTGAGGATAAAAAAAGCGTAAGCAATGGAAATAATACACAGAATACGGACGCATTAAAATCGTTTTTTCGTATCAAAACCAAAACAAAAGAAGGAGCGGGAGAAGAAGCGGATGCGGAAGCATCGGACCCGAATAGTCAAAAATATGCACAATCAAAAATGATGTTAAATATGTATTGGAAAAACGTGAATAATAATTTAATTAATATGCAAAATTATGTGGTTCCCTCAGACATTTGCGAAAAATGTGGTGCTGGTGAGTTAATACCACAAGACGAAGAGGGGATTTTAATATGCAATAATCCCAAATGCGGTAAATTTATAACACATATTGTGGATTCTTCTAAACCGGCAAATAAAGAACCACCCAACGAAGTTAGTTACACCGCGTATGTGCGTCTCAATCATTTCAAAGAAATATTGTCGCAGTTTCAAGCTAAAGAAACCACGCAAATACCACCGGATGTGGTCAAACTTATACGTAATCGTATTAAGAAAGAGCGCATCACGGATATGAGCACGCTTAATTACGATAAAATGCGTGAGATATTGCGTAAATTGGGGTTAAATAAATATTTCGAGCATATTCAATATATAAATTCTCTCCTGGGAATTCAACCTCCTATCATGAATGAAGCATTACATAATACTCTGTGCGTCTTATTCATTGAAATACAAAAACCATGGGCTTTGCATTGCCCGCCTGACCGAAGCAATTTTTTCAATTACACATACACACTATATCAATTATGCGTGTTATTGGACCAGACACAATATTTGCCGTTTATTCCTATGATGAAAGACCGGGAGAAACAATTAGAACAGGATATGACTTGGAAGATGGTTTGCAATGATTTAGATTGGGAATTCTTTCCAACAGTCTGAAGAAAAAGAAGGGGTTTGGGAGTTCCCTATTGATTTTATGAGCATGAAGAATAAAATATAAAGATTATAGATTATAATATAAAAATAAAATGTCAATAAGTGATTTGTATAATTGTAAATTAATACCACAAAAATATTCTTTTTATCCATCTGAAAAAGAAGAATGGATTCTTCTTTCAAAAGAAGCATTGGATGAATTTAATAAAATTAAACATCATTATTGTTGTTGTTCTGGATATAATTATACTACAGGAGGATTTATTGCAGATAGATATATATCTGTAATAAAATGTATTTCTGGCATTGATGCAGTAAAAAAATTGACACCAGAAGATATTTCAATTATATATAAAGGATTACGTGAATTAATTGATACTGTTTCATCATCTGAATGGACAAAATATTATTTAAATAAATATAGCGATACAACAAATTATTTAATTCATTTATCGAATCATTATCCTGAAATCAAAGATTCATTAGAACATGTAATAATCATTGGTGAATTAATTTTTTTATATTCTCTATTTTTCATATATTTAAAATACAATATGTTTTTACATATAAAAATAAATATATAAGAAATTGTCTATAAATATATGGAAACGCTTTATTGTTAATAATGTTCGAGAGTTTTTTTAGCTTCTTATAATAAATAAGGGTTTGCATATCATGAAAAAACACTTTGTATTCATGACGGCAACAATAGCTACTATAATAATAGCGATATGTATTGATTATTACTCTCCCGATGTTGAATTATTCTCCGCTCAGTATATTCCCGATATAAATAGCCCATCTACATTCACTGAATATAAATTACCATTGAATGAATTCACAGAAAACGATAAAATATCCTATCCGATGCCCGTTTTAGGCGCAGGTAATGTGTGGTCGAATTACAATCGAGATGATTCGGGAGTATTCACATACAGTCCATATACGCCACATAATGAATATAATGAAGACGTATTACATTATGGCGACGACCATAGACAAGCCGAATTGCGCGCCATTTTCCAAAAGAAACACTGTTTTAATGGGCAACTTAAATTCACGGACCCCAAAACTAATCAGACTGTGGGAGGTCCGTCACCAGTCGATGCGGTAGATTTAACCATTTTGAAGAAATTGTCTTTTCCGAAAAATTCCCCCAAGTGCAATCCATGTAGTGAGAAATGCGAGTTCAGTATTATGGACACTGAACGCAAGTTGGCAACAGAAGAGTTTTTAGTGAGGCCAAAAGGGAGTGACACGGAAGAAGTGTATGCTCGTTTAGAACAAATTTGGACGCGTGTTTTTCACGGAGTTCGGGAGATATTTATATAAAGTTGTGCTATGTATAATATATATCACAACATACCACATATTTATCGCATTTCATAATATATGTTTCCCCCAAACACATTATCAGCCAAACCTCGCAAACCATTTGTGTGGAAACCGGCCAAGAACTGGTGGGGCACTTTAAAGAATGTTGCACTATTAATGAATTCGCAAATATATGAAATCAACAACAGCAAATTATTTGCAGGTGTTATTATTATAATTTTAAATATTTCATCCAAATTTGTCACTATTCGTCTCAGTAAAAGTATGGAATCGTATTTGAAAAATACATTCAGTCGCAATATATTGGTTTTTGCCATGATTTGGATGGGCACGCGCGATATATATATCGCACTGGCGATGACGTGCGTGTTCGTGGTTTTAGCCGATTATTTATTCAATGAGGAAAGTCGCATGTGCTGTCTCCCGGAAGGTTTTACTGAATATCATTTATCGCTTAATGAAAACCATATTGGGGGACAACAACCAACGGAAGAAGAGATAAAGAATGCTAAGGATGTATTAACTCGCGCTAATATAACACTGGAAAAATAATAATATACTTTATATGATATGAGTGGTGTAACAGATAATAATGAGAATGATAATATAATTAATGAAGATATCGTGTTGAATACTCTCCCGATTAAAATAATATTATCTTTCAATAGTCAATTTAAAATTACAGATACGGGAGATGTTGATAATGGTGTGGAGTTTAATTATGGATTAATTTCCAAGAATCCCGTTTTAGCCGGCCTTTCTGATTCCAGCAAATATAAATTACCGTATTTCACAAATAATGTAATGTATCCGGAAGATGTATTACTTGTGAATGGTCCAGCATTTGCGGTTGAATTCTTTTTTGATAAAGAACGATTTGAACAAATGCTTTTAAAATATGCGTCAAACACATATGTTAATGATAAAACGGCAAATGCGACCGACCCCAACACGGCGGAAGCGGAAGCATTGAATGATAACGCTACATTCAATGTGAATTTAATGTTGCGAATATTATTGCCAATAAGTTCGGATTTTGGTTTTGCATTGACTTCGAGTTATCATAGATATATACAAAAAGATTTCGTCACGAATATTTTTCCCTTGAACACTTACGACATTAATAATTTATTCAATAATACAAAATGGATTATTGACTCTGAAGGAAAACAGCAATATGTGCAAAACGTAATATGGGCGTCGAGCATACTAGATAATCCACAATATTTTTATTTGTTGTATGTGTATAATAATAGTTTGGTACGAAGACGCAACTTGACCAATCAAGTGAAAGACGATTTGGTTATTAAAGTATTGAGTTTGATGAATAATTTATACATGAAAATGCAGCCAACCCCGATAGATAACAATGCTAAAAATTTATTTGATTTAATAAAAAATGATTTAAACGAAAAATCAAACACCAGAACTTCAGAGGGGAGAAAAAGAACGGAATACGACGATTTGATTAAAACTCTTCAAAAAGAGATTGGAAACAACGATGAAATGTCGAACACATTGAACGAATTCATTAAACAGGGTAATAATTTTTTATTTGTGAAAGAAGAAAACACATATGTTATCAATAAATCAAAAGTCAGTGATGCTATATTTAAAGACGAAGCACAATATAAAAAAATAACAGACATCATATCCGCAATTACTCGTATGTATGTTGCAATACATGAATATCGGGAGAGCGCGAATAAATCCACTACCGGAATAAAACAGTTTAATTTTGATTCATTGGTTGCGCCATTGTTCGACAAAGCATATCGAGATTGTATCGAAGTGAAAGCGATGCTTTTGATTCGGCGATTTATTGAGGGAAATGACCCATACATGGATTTAAATGAAAAAACAACGAGTGACCAGGACAAGACCATTCAGGAATTGGATATAATTAAATACATCAAGACCGCAAATCCTATTTACAGGGAAATCAATGACGCAATAAGTAAAGTCATGAAGAATTTATATCCTCCCATTCGGGAGAGTTTAAATCGCGCGTTACAGAAAGAGTTGGCCGATATAAAAATCAAAGCGCAAAAAGAATCCACGCGAGATAGAACTATTACATCTAATAACACATGTGTAGATGCTAAAAATAAATCTGATTTTTTGCGAGATGTATATT